TCCGCTTGCCATCTTTGTTGTACGCAAATAAACAGTAATACCCATCGTCCCCCAGTACTGTATTTATAAACTTGTTTACGTCCATGTTCTCCACCGCCAAAAAAGAGAGACAGGGGCACCGTAGTGCCCTTTTCGGCAACGCCTAGTCGCTTTATATTTAAGATTTATTCATCGTCGTCCCAAGCAGATACAATATCACTCAGGTCGTCGTCTTCTTCTTTGGGGGCAGGTTTAGATTTCTTTACCACACGCTTGGGTGCTTCTTCCTCTTCCTCTTCAACTGGCTCCTCTACCTTCTTGGTAGGTTCCTCAGCTTCTTCGAATAGGCTAGGCTTCTGCTCTAACGCGGGTGCATTTGCAGTGTCTGTCTGATACACAGTAAGGGTAATAGCCTTCTTGGTCTCAGGTGCGTCACGTAACGCAACCACTTGCTCTAACTCTCCTTCCGATAAAGGTCGAACAGGTTTGAAAAACAGCTTCGGTACATCACTGTCTTCGTCAAAATACATCTCTGTAACGACGGCAATAGCGGGAGTATCGTGTGCACGTAAGTACCTAGCATAGGCTTGCATAGGCATCTTCTTGTTCTTGGCATCACCGAACACACTGGTAGCCGCTAACTGCAACTGATACACCGTGTCTAGCTTACCCTCGATAGCAACTGCGATGCGCTGTGAGAATCGGCATGCACGTGAATTACCTTGACCAGAACCCTTTACGTTCATCGGGCAGTCAATACATTTCGCAGACTGACGCTGATCTTCTGGCACTTCTTGTGCGGGGGTCTGAGTATCTTTAGACCAACACGTTGGCGCTACGACCTTACTAGAATCGTATTCACCTTTATAATATGTTCTTGATACTGGCGCGGCATCCACAATCACGATGTTAATGCTGTCGTCTTTACTTACGTTAACCTGTTCGCCGTTTACGATCTCGCGGAATTTACTCCCTTTGATGCTGATACGACGATTGGTACCCCCAGCCCCTCCACCAGCTAAGTTGTCATTCAAGCCTTTCAAAGACTTAAACAGGTCACTGTTGGCTAAAGCGTTATCCTTAAAAATTGATAGTTCTGACATTGTCGTCTCCTTTAAATGTCTTCATCGAAAAGACCAACCTCGTCATTGAGAAAGTCTATATCGTCTGTGATGTCTAGTTCTATATTATCTTCGGTGTCTGAATTGCCATCACCTCCGAAGTCTAGCTCTAATTGCTCTCCACTTTCAACTGCTTCTTCCGAAACAACGTCCGTAGCACCTAACATAAGTAGGGCTTCTTCTACCCTCGGAATGGAAAACCGATACGTGCTGCCTAATTTAATGTAGGTATTTGCAGGTATCTTGTTAGTCCTAGCCCACATACGTATCGTGCTAATTGACACGCGAAAGTAACGCGCTACGTCTTCGATTGGGACGAATCCCTTGAGTTCACTCATACAACCTCCTTACGATTTTCTAATTGAAACAACATACTCTGAGTCTACGTTCAAACCTTTCGGCAGTAGGTCAGGATTCTCTTCTAAGAATTGCTTGATGTTCGTCTGGTTCAATGACTTACTGAGCAACTCAGGCACTTGATTGTCCACGATAAAGCGGTACATAGACTCCCAATCGGATGTCCAGTATTTTGTTCTGGTGGAGCGATAGAAAGTGCCGTGATCCGTCTTAACGCTATTGACGTTCTCGGTCTTGCAATAATCAAGTAGCGCCTTCTTAATCTTTTCTTGGTGCTCTACTAACTGCTCATCCTGCTCTTTGAAGTCTTTAGCAATCTCGCTACGCTTCTCTTTGATTTTCATATAAGCCTTAGTCAGCTTATCAACAGATATCTTTGACATTGTGTTCTCCTTTTTCAGCACCGATTTAGTATCGGGATATTTAGTATAGTGTCGTATCTTAACTTAGTCAATTATTTCTTTGTAAAGGTCGATCATCTTTGTGTGTACGTCAATTCTATTATCAAGCAGTTGGTAAATGTGACGTTCAACGGGACTTCCTTGGAGTTGTATAACCGTACACGGATGTCGTTGTCCTGATCGGTGAACCCGAGCGTTAGCCTGTGCGTATGTCTCCAATGAGGGCGTCGGTCCCCACCACACCACGGTATCAGCGGCAGTCAATGTAACCCCGTGCGCGGCAGACTGTGGTTGGATAACTAACACCTCTGGGTCTGTCTGTTCTTGGAACCGCTTGAATATCTCTGTGCGTTTGGGTGCAGGTACGTCCCCGCGTATCACCCCTACAGTAACACCGTCTTTTTCTAACTTTTCTGTAAGGATATCAATAACATGTTTAAATGGTACGAATATAAGAGCCTTGTTACTTGTCTCGTCAATAACCTCTTTCAGTACTTTGTACCGATGCTTGATATCGAACTCCACTGCCTCACCGTTATCGGTGTACAAAGCACCTGCGGACAGTTGGAGTAACTTGTTCATGTTAACTGCGGCATTGGCAGACGTGATCTGTTCTTCTGCGGCAATAATCGCCATACGCTTGCGTAGCTCTTCATAGTATTTCAGTTGCTGTCTGGTCATTTCGACTTCGCGTTTGACATAAGTCATTTCTGGCAAGTCAAGACATTGCTCTTTCGTAAAGCGAATAGCGGGTTGTAGTGCGTTATGAACGATCTCAGATGCGTTCTCTTTGGGTATCCATCGAAATTGCGTAACCTTAAACATCACCTGATCCCGAAACGCACTAAAGAACTTAGGTACCGCTTTCGGATTAACGAGTTTAGCCAAGCCGTAGGCATCAAGTGGACTCTGTGCGGCAGGTGTGCCCGTCATCATCCATAACCAAGTGTCGGGCTTCAAAATAGCTTGTAGTGTCTTCCACCGTTTAGTCTGTGGGTTCTTGTAGTGTGTTGCTTCGTCCACGATGATTAGATCAAACCCACCGTTAGCTATGGCATCGCGCACGATCTCTACGCCATCATAATTTATTATCACGAAGTCGCTTCCAGACTGTATTATCTCACTGCGTTTTTTGGCAGAGCCATACGCCACCGAGACTGATCGGTGCATCGCAAACGTAAACAAGTCGTTACGCCATGCGGAATCCATAATTGATAGTGGGCATATAACTAGGGCGCGTCGGATACGTCCTTGCTTCATTAAGAAGTCTGCCGCCCAGATCGCACTGGCTGTCTTACCTGTACCCTGCTCATTAAAGCAGAACGACTTTTGGTTAAGGGTAAGAAACGCGGCGGTATCTTTCTGATGTTCAAATGGTTTGTGTTTGCCCGTCCACTCATAACGCTCTTTGATTGGTGACGGTGCCTTGATATTTAGGTTCCTTAAAACTTGCACTTCATCTAACCCCCAGTGCACGAGCACTTTGTTATCTTCTAGTTCTTTGCTCTTCGGTATAACGGTCGTTACTTTCTGCGGATGTCGCAGTCTTAATAGCAACGCTTTATTGTCTACGATTTCCAAAACATGTTCTCCTTAGTACAGCTAATCCCACGATACTGGTGTTCGTGTTTTAAAGTTAGCCCCGCTTCGCTCACCGATGGGGCTAAGTCGGCTATGCGGGTACTCACTACCCTTGAGCTTGCTAGATTTTATTAAGTGCATCTAGCCAACACTTTTGAATTAGGAGCCCCGCTTCGCTCACCGATGGGGCTAGGTCGGTACATAGGTCTTGGAGTAGAACCCTGAGCTTGCTAGATTTTATTACGTGCATCTAACCAACACGTAGCCACGGAGGGAGCGACTATTTCTTTTTGCTTCTAGGTGGCTTACTTAACGCGCCACCTGCGGCACGGTTCTTACTTAGGCTCTGTACAGTAACCCCATCCTTGTTACTGCCGCCACGGGCTAACGGCTTCTTGTGCGCTACGTCCTTACCTTCACGCTTGTCAGCCTTACCGTTCTTGTTGGCATCCTTGCCAGTCTTGTCCATAGCACGTCTAGCCCGTTGTCTTTCCATACGGTTCTCGTGCTCACCACGCTCTTTCTGCTGTTCGTATTCTTTCTTGTACGGTCTTGGTTTCTTAGTGTACGGCATTAGCTTCTCCCGTTGTGGGGGCACTCAGTTACTACGCAGTGTCGTCGACATAACCCACTAGGGTGTGCGTTCCACACATCGTTCTTAAAGGCGGCTTCCATCTGACCATAGTCAGACAACCACTTGCGCCATAACTTCTGTTCGTGTTCTTTGTAGTATGTATCTGTTATGAACTTATTTGCAACTGTAAATAACAGACCCGCTTTAACTACTTCGATCTCAGGAAAGTGCTTAAACAGTGCGAGAGCCATTAGCTCTAACTGACCCTTATCGGCGTACTTCGCACTCTTACCTGTCTTGTAGTCAATAACTTTAGCTTTCTTGTTCTCACGGTCTAGGATCACTAGGTCAGCAATACCACGAAACCACACGTTCTCGTCCTTGAATCCGCATGGTTCTAGGTTCTCAGTAAGTCCCATCTCGTACTCGCACAGTTTCTCACCCTGCATCTCAGAAAGTACTTTAAGTGTAGGCTCCATGTACTTGAAAGCCTCGGGTAAAGGTTTGCCGTCTCGTATGTACAACTCTGCCGCTTCGTGCGCAACTGTACCGTAGAGCATGGCTTCTGTTTCTGATTCGCTGTAGTTCTTCGCTATCTTAAGATGATAGAACTTCTTAGGACATTGCTCGAAAGACTTTATCCTACTAAACGACCAAGGCGAGATACCACTCATT